TCCCGCTGTGAATCAAATTCTGCAGTCATGTGGTCAAGCGCCTGTGACTACCCTAGATCAAACCAACCCGGACGTTGCGATTGCCTATCAGACTTTGCTAGAAGTCTCTCGGGAAGTACAGGCTGAGGGATGGACATTCAACAAAGAAAACCATTACAAGATGGCTAGGAACACGGACAATGAAATCCTGATTCCTAATAACATCTTACAGATCGACGCCACAAACAATGCAGAAAACGTTGAGCTAGATGTGATTCGTCGTAACGGAAAACTTTACGACAAAGCTCATCACAAGTTTACTTTTGACAACGACATTGAAGTGGACATCGTGTGGTTATTTGATTGGGTTGACTTACCAAAGCCAATTGCTGACTTTATTACTGCACGTGCTGCTACTACCACGTCATCCAGGATTGTAGGCGACAACAATCTTTATCAAATCTTGCAACAGAAAGAAGCATTTACCAGGGCTATGGCTATGGAGTATGAATGCAATCAAGGTGATTATACATTCTTTGGTCACGCTGGAAACACAAATCAGTACATCAGTTATCAACCTTACAAAGCCCTAATTAGATAAATGCCTGCAGTTACTCAACGGATTGGAAGCTACCTTGGTGGTGTTTCCCAACAATCAGACAACAAAAAACTTCCAGGTCAAGTCCGTGAGTGCTACAACGGCTTTCCTGATGCTACCTATGGTTTAACAAAGAGACCTGGCTTTGAACATATTGTCAATCTAGGTACAGGTTCTACTTACGATAATGGTAAGTGGTTTTACATTAGACGTGACGATGCTGAAGAATACATTGGTGTCATCAAAGGTGCTGACATTGACATCTGGAATGCAGTGTCTGGTGTTGCAGCAAATGTCTCTTTTACAGATGGCACTGGTTATCTGAGTGGTACAAAGGATGACTACAAGATCATCACTATCCAAGACACCAGTATCATTGTCAATGGTAGCAAGACTGTAGCTGCTGACACAGCCGTCACAGATTCTAACTATGACTCTGACAGGTCAGCTTCTATTGTTCTCAAAACTGTTGTAGCTAGTGAGACGTACACTGTAGATATTACAATTGGTGGTTCTAAACAAACTGCCACGTTTACAACATCCTCTTCATCTTCTGCAGATAACATTCTTGATGACCTCAAGGCTGACATTGAAGCCATGACTGGTTCGCACGCAAACATCACAGTAACAAAACTTGCTAACGAACTGGAGCTACAACACACTGCAGACATGGATGTTCATGCAGAAGGTGGTATAAACAACCTTGCTTTGGTTGCACTTAAAGAGGTTGCAGTCAGCACATCTGATCTACCTGTTCAGTCACGGCACGGTCGTCTGTTCCAAATCAAACTAACTGCAGGTAACGACTCTGACTTTTGGGTCAAGTTTGTTGCTAACGATGGTACGAGTGGTGAAGGTTTTTACGAAGAGACTATTGACCCTACAGTTTCTAAGGGTCTTGACAACTCAACAATGCCACACGAACTTGTCAACACTGCTCTAAACACGTTTATCTTTAGGCAGATTGACTATACTGATCGGTTAGTTGGTGACCTGACAACAAACTCAAACCCTAGTTTTGTTGGCAGCAAGATTGCTAGTGCATTCTTTAATAATAACCGCCTTGGATTCATAAGTGATGATAATGTAATTCTTAGTAGATCCGGTGATTTCTATAACTTTTTCTTTTCTACCGCACAGACTATTGTTGACAGCGACCCTGTAGATATTAGCTGTTCCTCTGTCAGACCTACTTCCCTACACTCCGTACTGCCTACTGCACAGGGTGTTGTGCTGTTTTCTGAAAATCAGCAGTTCATTATGTTCTCTGATACCGGTGTGCTTACACCGTCATTGACGACGATTCGTACGTTGTCTAATTATCAGATGGACAAGAACATAGAACCTGTAGAGGTCGGTACAAACATTTGTTTTGTCAGTAAGACTCCTGGTTATTCTAGGGTATTCAGTATGGTGACGAGGGGTCAACAAGAAAACCCCCAGGTGCTAGACATCTCACGTGTTGTAAAAGAATGGATCAGTCCTGACATTGACTCCATGACTGCTAGTCCACAGAACTCTATGATTGCTGCTAGCGGTCAGAGTCTCAACGAAGTATTTATCTATCGTTACTACAACGATGGTGAAAAGAATCTGATGGAAGCATGGGTCAGTTGGTTGATGCCTGGTAACGTACAGTTCCTGGCTACTAACTCTGACGAAATGTATGCTGTCACAAAGCAGGCCAGTCAGATTACCCTAGTTAAAGCTGCCCTTAGTCAAAGCCCTGAGCAGGCAATCATTGTCAACAACCAAGGTGAGAAGGTTAATCCTTGTGTTGACCTATACAAAAACATTGCGTCTAGTGCTGTTGTCTTTGACGCTACGAACAGGCGAACTAAGTGCTACATCCCGTACAACGATGTATCTGGTCTGACACCTATCATTGTTATTAAAGGTAATACCAGTACAGGAGACTTTGTTGAATCTGGTTTTACAATTACACCTGAACGTGGGTCTGATACTAATGGTCCTAATTCTCCTGCTACAGAAAGCTTCTTTATAATCCCCAGCAAAAATTTGACAGCATCTGGTGAAGGTGCATTGAACGTTGCTGGTGATGTCATTGTTGGTTATAAGTATAACTTCGATGTAGAGCTACCACGTACATACTTTCGTCCTGAAGCTAACCAAACTGACTTTACGGCTAACTTGACTATCTCTCGTATGAAGTTTGCTGTAGGTTTGTCAGGTAACATGAGCTTCAAAGTAAAGCAAGTTGGACGTTTACCGTACAGCAGGAGCTTCACAGGTGACGGTAGCACTACAACCTTTACCTTTAGCGAGCATGACCTTGAGTTTGAGAATAGATCTGATGTTAAGGTGACTGTCAACGGTGCACCTGAGACTGGATTTAGCTTTACAAACGACACTACAATCGTCTTTACAACTGCTCCAGCAAACAATGCAAAGATTATCTTCTTTGTTGAAGAGTGGTTTGATGTTCAACCTGTGATCGAAGCAAATACATACCTTGCTAATGACGTGCCTTTAGATAATGATACTGTATTTACCTTACCTATCCACCAGCGTACTGAAAACTTTAGCCTTAAATTGTTCAACAACTCACCATTTCCTATTGCCGTTAACTCGATGATGTGGGAAGGTAATTATACTCCACGTTATTACAAGAGGATTTCATGAATAACCCGTATGAATTTAATCCTAAAGGTAGTTTTATCGACGATCAGCTAGCTGTATCTGGTGTCGAAAATAATATCTTTGGTTTTATTGCTGATGTGTTTACTGGTGGTGCCTACACCCGTAACAAAACAAACAAAAAGATTGCGGACGAAAACAACCGTGCACAAGCTGAAGCGTATCAGTTTGAAGGTGTAGAACTTGAAAGGGCCTATCAATTTGAAAAAGAAGGCCTTAAGATTGCTACAAAAAATAATGAAAATAATCTTTCGTTCCAAGAAAACGAGCGTAAGCAGTCTTGGAATTACGGAATGGCAATCCGTGATTACGAACACAGCCGAGAACTTTTAGAGTACGATCAAAGCAAAACACAGTTTACACAGCAGACAGGGTTTAATGAAGTTGCAGAAGGTTTTGCCACCTTACAACAAGATCGTTATTTGATGGAGCAACAGATTGAACTTGCTTTAGACAAAAAAGAAAACTATCTCGACTATGTAGCAAGTGTACATGGTCTAGGTCTACAAAAGCGTAAGACACGTCTTGAGTCTGCCTCACAGCAACGTGAACTGTCACTGTCTGAAATGAAGGCCAAAGGTGCACAACAGGCACGTGGTCAAGTTGGACGCAGCAATATTAAGGCTTTGCAAGCAATCACTGCGGAATATGATGCAAAGGAACGTGACTTGATTGATGCGTTGATGATTGATACGGCAAAGATTGATCTTGACACTGTACAACTACAGCAACAGCTTAACATTGACAACTTTGCAATTGAGATGACAAAGAACAATTTGTTTGCTGCAGATCGCTTTACACGTAAACAAATTCAAATGCAACGCTTGCAAGCTGACATTGACGCTGAAGCAAACCTGTTTCTCAAACCTACGCTTGCACCTCCACTACCTGCACCGCTGGCACTGCCACGACCTGAGTTCCAAGAAATCTACGAACCTGCACAAGGTCCTATTGGCGCTAAGTTTATTGCACCTAGGGAAAGTCTTGCTAGTGCGTTTGTTAGCACAACCTTTAGCTACGCTGCTCCGTTTATTAAAAGATAATCCCCTATGACACAATACAAATCTTACGCAAAAGAGGGGACTTTTAGTCAGTTTCAAATTGCAATCCCTGATCAAACAAAAAAGATTAGACGACAAACACAAACTAATCTAGCAAACCTAGAGAATGTTGAGAAGTTTAGACGTGATAGTGCAGCTATTTATCTTGAAGCACAGAAGTTTGTACAAGGTCAAGAGGAACTGAATCGTCAGACTAATTTTGATCTAGAAAACAAAGAACGTGATTCTTATAGGAAGGCACTGCAACGTGACTACAACACAAGAATTGCAAATCTAGAAGGTGAATCACAAGCTCAAGAACGTCAGTTCCAACAGATTTCTGCATTCTCTAAAACTGCTGTAGAAGTCTTTGGCAGGATCCAAGAGGATCGTGAAAAGAAAAAGCGTCTTGCTGCAATGGATGTCTTTGCACGAACAGGTGCAACGATGAAGGATATGCTTGCATTCCAAAAGCTTGACGACAAGCTGACACGTGAAGAGTTTGCTGCACAAGATGCTGTGCAGAAAATGGTTGGACCCAACGGTAACCCTGATCTTGTCGATGGTTTCTTTGAAATCTACCGTAACAGAAACACAAAACGTTGGATCGGACATAAGCAGCTTCTACAAAACACAACAAACAAATACCCTGAGTTTGTCAACCAAATTGTTTTTGAAGCTCAACAACAAGGTCCTATTGAGGACATCGATGCTCTGCTTAGTTCTGCACGTCGCAGGTTTTTAGAGGTCAACTTTATTGATGATCGCGTCCGTCCAGAAGTTTTACAAGGTGCTGGTGTATTTACGGCACTGAGTCAAACTAACTCAGCATTTAAGAATCAACTGCTGCAAGACAAAAGGACTCGACAAGCTGCAGAGTTAAAGTCTGATCGTATGACTACGTTTGCTGACGTACGTTTTAGAGAAGGTCTTGTCGGTCTTTTACGTGCCAATTCAGAAAACCCTTCATTTGAAAAGCGTTCGCACTTTGCAGAGTTTGTTGTAGCAGACTTGACTAATCCCAGTCAAAATGGATTAACTGCTGAGCAAGCAGAAACGATGATTAACATGCCTGGGGGTGGTCCTAACGGGCAATCATTTGCTCAAGCTTTTGACGGCTCACCAGAATTGAATCGTATTAACGCTGGTATTGACGCCCGTAGAAAACTTGATGCAGAAGCTGTCAGAGCTGAAGAACAACGCCTGTCTAACGAAAGAAATTCCTTTGTTATTGATAGAGCAAATGAATTAGGTCTTGATGAAGATGGTTTTACCTTAAGTGATGCTAGGCAAATCGAAGATGAGTTTGTTGCTAAATATCCTCTTCAGACTAACACTAATTTAGAGAGACTAAGAAATATTACTAATGAAGGTAAGATGGCTGCTCAAACTAAAAGGTATCAAGACATGATGGCTAGCAAAGGTCTTTTTACTATGGAGATGGCAAATAATGGTGTTTATATCAATGGTAATGACCGTACGCTTGCAGAAAACCTTGCGACAGCACAAGAACGTCTACGCAAAGATCCTATCACCCAAAGTCATCTTACTGAAATTGAAGATGTAGTTCTCGAACCACGTGAGGTGCAAGTTGCATATTCTGCTAAAACAAACACCTACAACATCCAACGTGCTCAAGATAGGTTCAAAGCCGCTTATCGAGAGAGGCTAGAAAGGTACAGCACTACTATGACGCTGGGTGATGCTCAAGAAAAAGCACTTTTACAAACTCTTGCTGAAATACAAAAGGCACAAACTAAGATTAAACTGGGCAGGTATGCAGGTTTCGACAGAGAAGTAGGGGATTACGATGCAAATATTGATAAGCAAGTAGAGCAAAAATTACTTAAAGTTGATAAAATTATCGGCCAACAAGGTCCTCTCAATTATGAAAGATTGGCTTCTGAAATGGATCAAGAACAAATCACTCAGTATGTAAATACTGCTCTTACGCCTGGATCACGTGTTCCTGAGATTGTACGCTATGTTGGTGAAAGAACTGGACAAACACCTTTCCAAGTCTTAGGTGGACTAGTACCATACATTGGTGATGGCAGTCTGCAACTTAAAACAGACAATCTTACAAAAGGACAAATCGTACAACTTGCTGGTTGGAACCCACCACAATTCAAGCGTCTTGCAAACACATATAGATCACCACAACGCACTGGACGGTCTAACGTTGCAAGGCAGATGTCAGGTAACACAGCACCGATTCGTTTTGGCGTTGTCCAGTATGTCAGTGGTGACCCTGCAATTAAAGGTAAGTCCAATGGCCGCATTGTCTATGATGCTGTAGGTCATGGAGGTATAAATTACCATAACCATTATGAGTTTGAAACACAAGCTGATGCCTTTGAGGCAAAGCGGCTTTTTGAATCTCATGGTTACCGTGTAACTTCAGACTGGAGACCTAACGATACTGACAGTGCACATTCCTATGGCGTTGCTATCGACGTAGCACCTCCACTAGACCTTCCATATACACCCGAAGCTGAAGCGGCATGGTCTGCTGCTGCAAACCGACTAATCGGATTCGACCCTAATGAATGAATTTGAAAAGGGGTTGTTTTCAGGTACGCCTGATATTGACGATAAACTACGCGAAGAAGCTAGACAAAGCGCAGAAGCTCGTCAGCAACGCATAGATCTTATTGAGCAACAACAACAACCTACTGAACAAAAACCACAGGCTCCAACACCGCAAGCTACGGCTCCTGCGACAGAAGAGCCTATCTCACAACCCGAACCACAACAACCACAACAAACTGAAGAACAACCACAACAACAAGAAGACAACAGCTTTTATGGATTGACACCTGGGTTTCAAGAAGATGACATTGATCCCTCCGCTGGACAAGTCACTGCAGAGGCAATACTTGCACCGTTTACTGGTCCTGTAGATGCAGTTGTTGATCTATTTAACCTTGTACCTGGTGTAGATCTACCTAAGATTCCTAAGTTTGAAAACGAAGTTACACAAACTGTACGAGAACTTTCGTCTATTGTTCTTCCTACAATAGGTCTTACAGCGACTGGAGTAGGTGCTCTTGGTGCTGCTGCAAAAGTATCGAAGGCTAAGTTCTTACTTGACCCTATGGTGTCACGTATTGGCAACATTGCATTCAGTGCTGGTACAGGTGCTTTTGTTGATTACACAGTCGAGATTAACCAAGAAGACGACAACTTGTCTGGTGTGTTGAAGAAGAATTGGCCGTCATGGTATGGCTGGATTCCTGAAGATCTTGCAACACTTGACAGTGATACACCGGACATGAAGCGTGCTAAGAACGTTACTGAAGGTGTATATCTTGGTGTTGGTACTGACGTGTTGGTAGGTACACTCAGACTCCTTTCAAAAGTACGTGGCCTTCGTTCTCAGTACATCCCACAAAGCGAAAAGGCTAAGAAGGTTACAGATACCCTTAACCTTGACGTTGATCCTGAAGAGGCAGTCAACCTATCAGCAGGAGCACGTTCAGATGCAATGGACGAGCTTGGCAAGTATAACTTTGATAGGTCTGTTGAGCTGAAGGGTAGCGCTGAAGAAGCACTCAAAGAACCTATTGTTGGTGTTCATGACCTGTTCGATCCAACAGAAATGGGCATTCGTAGTGCTGATGGTGACATCAACCTGGCTGCTATCGACTCCTACCGTATCAACAACAACGTTGGCAGCATCAACGGACGTGTAGGTAGTGTAGGTACAGACTCGTTTATCAAAAACGGACTGGACTTAAGTAAAGACCATAACATCATCTTCAAAGGTCTTGGTGAACAACTTAAAGATGTAGAGATTGACGTCAGGCTACCTGATGGTACCTACATCACTGCAAAACAAATTGCAGAAAATGGTGAAGAGATGGCCTCTAAATACTACATGATGCCTACTGACGTCATGAAACAGATGTTTGTCAAGGACATTCAAGAGAGTGGTCTTGTATTCAAGGAAGCAGGTGTAGAAACACTTAGTTCAGAAGGTATGGAAGCAGCTCGTCTGTTGACTAAAAAGTACCTGAATGACATGCTGTCTATGGACCAAGCCAAAGCTGAGGCATATCTTGCTACTTCTGTGGCTGGTCAAATCTCAGATACAGCACAGGGTGCACGTCTTGTAGAAGGTACTGCAGGTATTGAGCGTGCAACAGAACAAGTTATTGATCGCCTTGAATTTTTAATGGGTATGCGTGGCCGTGCAGCCTATGTACGTGGTCGTGCCTTGAACCTTACAAACATGTGGAACCGTCTTACAATGACGGGTTCTGAAGCCAACAAAGCTGCTTACGCAAAGCGTATCAAACGTATTCTTTCAGAAGAGTCTAACGAAACATTACGTGCTATTGAAGCTATCCGCCTTGATGCTGCATTGACTGCACGTACTTTACGTGAGGTTCACCAAGAAAAGCCTGAAATGTTGGCTCCGTTGCTCATGGCATATGAGTTTACAGATGGCAACGTTGACACGATGGCAAAGCTTAACAGGTTCTTGAAGAACTCTACTGGAACTCTTAGTAAAGCTCTTTTTGACAGGAATCCTGAAATACCCTCTGTCATTGTTCAAGGATTCTTTTCTAACGTCTACAACGCAACACTCAGTGCATTTGCCACACCGATCAAAGCTGGACTCAGTAACGCTGCTGGTTTGATTGAAAAGCCTATTGGTGCCTTTATTGGTGGTATGCGTTACGGTGAAGGACAGATGCTGCGTCGTGGTTGGTATCAATACTCACTTAACCTAGAAGTATTGCAAGACTCGTTTAATTACATGAAGCAAGTATTTAAACGTAGTGCAACTGAAGCTGACGTTGCAGGTTTGCAGCGTGAAAATTACTTTGTAAAAAACGAAAAGCAAATTGAAATTTTACAAGCTGTTGCTAATGCAAAAGCTGCTGAGGGTGACTTTGGTCCACAGGTAGCAATGCAACAGATCCAAGCTATGAACGATTTAGCTGAGCACCCTTGGTTGCGTTTTGGTAACCGTGCTATGCAGTCGCTTGATGGCTTTACGCAAACCATGGTTGCACATGCAGATGCTAGAGGACGTGCTTTTGACAAGGTAACTAATAACGGTAAACTTGAATTTACTGCTGCTAAAGCTGACACGGCTTACAAGCAAATCTATAGTGAAATGTTTGATGAGACTGGTCTAATTACCGACAGTGCTGTTAAACATACTTCTGGTGAAATTGCTCTTAGCCTAGACAGTGGTTTTAACGACTCTTTCTCTGCACTTATTCGACGTGCACCAATCCTAAAACCATTTTTGTTGTTTACTAAAACACCAATCAATGACATTAGGATGATGACGTCGTATAGCCCGCACCACCTTTTGTTTAGGGACATCAACGACTTTAATTTACGTCCTGAAAACATGGCTGACAATGACATTGCAGATGTGTTGTTGAAGCGTAAGATTGACATTAAAGATATGTCGTCAGAAACGATGTATCAAAAGTACAACGAAATCCGTGCAGATCTTTTTGGTCGTAGTGCACTTGGCACCCTTATGGTAACTAGTGCTGTTGGTTTGTTTATGACTGACAGGCTAACTGGTAATGGTCTTTACGACAAACAAAAGCAATCTCTGCGGCGTGAAACTGATTGGAAGCCACGGTCTATTAGATTGCCTGGTGGTGAGTGGATCAGTTACGATAACTTAGGACCTATCACAAACTGGTTAGCACTTGTTGCTGACATCTCTGACAACATGGATGTCCTGTCACCTAATGACATTGGTGAACAGTTTCGTAAGATGGGCTTTGTACTTGCTGCATCTTTTACTGACAAGACTTTTTTGTCTGGCTTAGAACCCTTTATCGATGTCGTTCGTGGTGATGTAGGTGCATTAAATCGTTGGGGTGGTAGTTTTATTAACGCTGCAATTATTCCTGGCTCTAGTCAGATGGCAGAAATCGGACGTCTCATGGACCCTGGTTTAAAAGAAGTCGAAATGACTTTACTTGATGTTTCACGTAACCGACTACCTATACTTAAAACACAAATCCCTCCTAAATACGATTGGATCGATGGTGATCTAGTCGGTGTGCCTGACAACTTCATGGCACGTGTTTGGAACAACTATATGCCTTGGAAAGTCAATGGCAAAATTAGTGAAGAAAAACGTTTCTTGCAGATGATTGAATTTGATGCTCGTCCTAGTCTTCGGACTAATGGCCGCGGCATTGAGTTTACACCTGCTGAACGTTCTGAAATCACAAGGATTATGGGTCGTGACAAGCTATTTTTAGAAGGCATTCGTAAGGTGATGAACAGCACAGAAGGTCGTGAGTTCAGAAAACGGTATATGAATTCTGTCAATGCCGGACAAGACCCGGACCTGTCAAATTTTGAACTACTGCACAAAACGCTTGACCGTGAATTGCGTTATGCAATGAACATGGCTGCAGCATCACTGCCTAACAACGATGCAATCACCAGGAAGATGATTTATCAAGATACTATTCAAATGTATCTTCAAGCTGGTGAGCACGAAGAAGCGAAGCGTTTCCAAGAAAAAATGAGAAAACAGTATTCATTCTAACCCAACCTAAAGCGTAATGGCTGTAACACAAAATCTATTCACAGGAAATGGCTCCACCACCAATTTCTCTTTTACATTCCCCTATATCAAACAAGCCGACGTCAAAGCTAAAATTGACGGCGTAAATACAACTGGATT